GAGTTTACCATAATGAGCCTGGATGCGGCGCAAGAGAAGAATAACCGTGCCGACTATAACGCCTTGACAGTGTGGGGTGTGTTTTTTAACGAAGAAACGAATAATTACAATATAATACTATTAAATAGTATTAAAGAACGTTTGGAGTTCCCTGAACTTAAAGAACTTGCGTTACGCGAGTACAAAGACTGGGAGCCAGATGCATTTATAGTAGAGAAGAAATCTAACGGGGCCGCACTGTATCAAGAATTGCGCAGGATGGGCATTCCCGTTGGCGAATTTACGCCGGGTAAAGGGCAAGATAAGATTGCTCGCGTGAATTCTGTATCCGATCTATTTAGAAGTGGCATTGTATGGGCTCCAGACAAACGTTGGGCTAGAGAGGTTATGGAAGAATGTAATGACTTCCCTAGTGGCGCGAACGATGACTTAGTCGACTCAACAACAATGGCATTGATGAGGTTCCGTCAAGGTGGGTTTATTAGACTGCCTAATGACGAGGAAGACGAAATAAGAGAGTTCAGAAGTTACAACCAAAAAAGATTATATGCAATATAAAGGATAAATTATGGCAGGCAATATAGACAAAGGGCTCTACACAGCCCCCCAGGGGTTAGAAGATTTGGCAGCTGCTCTGCCAGAGCCAGACATTGAGATTGAAATAGAAGACCCAGAAAGCGTAGAGATTGGCATCGGTGGCATGACCATTGAGATTGAACCAGAAGATGAGTACGACGATGAGTTCAATGCCAACTTAGCAGAAGAAATGAACGAAGGTGACTTAACGCAGCTATCAGGCGACTTGCTTGGTGACTATATGACTGACGTTGATTCGCGTAAAGACTGGCTAAACACCTACGTTGACGGCATCGAGCTATTGGGAATGAAAATAGAAGACCGTACCGAGCCGTGGCCAGGTGCATGTAGTGTCTACCACCCAATTCTATCAGAAGCGCTAGTCAAGTTTCAAGCAGAAACGATGATGGAGACCTTCCCTGCCGCAGGTCCAGTAAAAACACAGATTATAGGTAAGCAAACCCCTGACAAAGAAGAAGCGTCAGAGCGCGTACGCGACGATATGAACTACCAATTAACCGAAGCAATGCCAGAGTACCGCCCTGAGCACGAACGCATGCTGTGGGGCCTAGGATTAAGCGGTAACGCCTTTAAAAAGATATATTATGACCCATCACTAGAGCGTCAAGTATCTATATTTGTACCGGCAGAAGACATTGTTGTGCCTTACGGTGCATCAAGCCTACAAACAGCGCCGCGTGTTACGCACGTTATGCGTAAGACAGAGAATGAACTACGCCGCCTACAAGTGGCTGGGTTCTATCGTGACATTGACTTAGGTGAGCCATCACACGAGATTGAAGAAGTTGAGAAGAAGATTGCGGAGAAGATGGGCTTCAACGCCACAATGGACGACCGCTACAAGCTTCTTGAGATGCACGTTGACTTGGACTTGCCAGGTTATGAAGATGTAGATGACGATGGCGAGCCTACAGGCATAGCCCTACCGTATGTGGTTACACTAGAGCGCAGCACAGGTGACATCCTAGCTATCCGCCGTAACTGGAACCCAGACGACAAGACTAAACAAAAACGTCAACACTTCGTACATTATAGCTACATTCCAGGTTTTGGCTTCTATGCGTTCGGTTTAATCCACTTAATCGGTGCGTCAGCTAAGTCAGGTACTATGTTGCTACGTCAATTGGTGGATGCTGGTACGCTAAGCAACTTACCAGGCGGCTTCAAGACCCGTGGTCTACGTATCAAGGGCGACGACACTCCTATCGCTCCAGCTGAGTTCCGTGATGTAGATGTACCGTCAGGCGCTATCCGTGACAACATCATGCCGTTGCCATACAAAGAGCCATCACAAGTACTAGCTGGCTTAATGGACAAAATTATTATAGACGCTAAGGCGTTCGCTAATGCTGCAGATATGCAAGTATCAGACATGTCAGCAAACAGCCCCGTAGGTACCACACTGGCTATATTAGAGCGTACATTGAAGGTAATGTCAGCGGTACAAGCGCGTGTTCACTATGCGATGAAGCAAGAGTTCAAGCTAATCGCTGGAATCATCCGTGACTATACGCCAGAAGAGTATAGCTACGAGCCAGTAGAAGGCAGCCCACGCGCTAAACAGTCTGATTACGACTGCTGTGAAGTTATCCCAGTATCTGACCCTAACGCAGCAACAATGTCTCAAAAGGTTGTGCAATACCAAGCTGTTATGCAGATGGCACAGGGCAACCCAGGCATATACGATATGGTTGAGTTGAATAAACAGATGCTAGAGATATTGGGCGTCAAGAACATCGGTAAGCTAATTCCAGCTGCAGATGACGAGAACCCCAAAGACCCTGTATCAGAGAACATGAACTTGATGAACGGTAAACCTGCAAAAGCGTTTATATACCAAGATCACGAAGCTCACATACAAGTACATATGGCTGCAATGCAGGACCCCAAAATAGCGGCGTTGATTGGTCAAAGTCCTCAGGCACAAGCTGTTCAAGCAGCCTTTACAGCTCATATTACTGAACATATCGCGTTTGCATACCGTAAACAGCTTGAAGACCAATTAGGTACATCATTACCGCCTATGGATGAGAAGCTAGATGAAAACGTAGAAGTTCAGTTATCTCGTTTAGTGGCTCAAGCGGCTCAACAGTTATTGCAGAAAAATCAATCAGAAGCGCAACAGCAACAGGCGCAGCAACAAGCTCAAGATCCGATGGTTCAAATGCAGCAACAAGAGCTACAACTTAAAGCACAAGAGATACAAATCAAAGCTCAAAAAACACAAGCCGATATTGAAGTAGATAAAGCTAAAATTCAAGTCGATATCATGCGTATTCAGTCTGAAGAGCGTAAAGCCGGTGCACAAATCGGCGTTAAATCTGCTTCTGAAAAAGCTAAGATGGATCAAGAATCCGCTAAGTTTCAACAGCAACAACAGGCTGAAGGTGTTCGAATTGGTATAGATATGGCTAAAAATCAACAAGCTAATCAAGCTAAACAACCTAAAGAGGAATAAAAATGAACGAATCGCTAGAGTATTTGATGTCACAAATCGAAGAACGGCGCAAATCAATTATCGAATCCCTTGGCGACGGTTCCGCTAAGGATTTCGGTGCCTATCAACAAGCTGTCGGTATGGTTCGAGGTCTACTTACCGCGCAGTCTTTAATTGCAGACCTCGCAAAAAACATGGAGAACTTTGATGACTAACGTCAACCTAGGTCAAGCAATTGACCTATCGGAAATGGTAGCAGATGCAAGAGAGTTTGGTGATGCCGAAAAAGCCTCACAACTACCAGAACCAAAAGGCTATCGAATCTTATGTGCAGTACCCGACGCCAGCGACACCTACGAGAGTGGACTTGCTAAAGCATCTGATACTAAACGTATTGAAGAGAATGGCACCGTAGTATTGTTTGTCCTTAAAATGGGCGATCTATGCTACAAAGAAGAAGCGAAGTTTCCTACAGGTGCATGGTGTAAAGAGGGCGATTTTGTCCTTACCCGAGCATATGCAGGCACTCGTTTTAAAATTCACGGAAGAGAATTCCGCATAATCAACGATGATACTGTCGAGGGTGTAGTAGCAGACCCACGTGGTTATAGTCGCGCATAGGAGATAAGTATGGCTAAAGCAGAGTTTGACGAAGAATTTGAATTTCCTGATGAAAAGGAAGTTTCCCCAGTAGATACTAAAGAAGAAGTTAGTATTACACTTGAAGACGATGATACAGAAGTAGAAATTGATATCATTGATGACACACCCCCGCAAGACCGAGATCGTAAGCCGCTTCCAAAAGAAATAGTAGAAGAGTTAGAGAAAGATGATTTAACTGACTACTCAGATCGTGTAAAAGAACGGATGGCGCAGTTACGTAAGGTATATCATGATGAGCGTCGAGATAAAGAAGCCGCTGCACGTGAGCGCGAAGAAGCTATTCGCTACGCCCAATCAGTACAAGAAGAGAACAAACGATTAAAATCAAGTTTAACTTCTGGTGAACAATCACTTATACAAGCTTCTAAAACATCTGCTGAACACGAGATGAATTTAGCTAAACGAGACTATCGTGAAGCTTATGATTCAGGTGATACAGATAAAATTATAGATGCGCAACAACGTATGAATGAAGCGCAATATAAGCTTACACAAGCACAAAATTATCGACCTCAGTATGATAATGCTTTACAAACAGAAGAAAATGATGTATATATACAACCTGAACGACCCCAAGTAGCCCAACCTGACCGAAAAGCTCTTGCCTGGCAAGATAAGAACAGTTGGTTTGGTAAAGATGAAGAAATGACTAGCCTCGCTTTGGGGTTGCATGAGAAGCTAGTAAGGGCAGGTACTAACCCTACTTCAGAAGAGTACTACACCACCATCGATAAAACGATGCGCAAACGATTCCCAGAATATTTCGGGGATGATTCGCTGGACGTGGAAACACCCGCCCAACGCAAAAAACCGTCAACCGTTGTAGCTTCGGCCACGCGTAGTACCGCGCCTAAAAAAGTACACTTGACTAA